ATATAATTGTTATTTCCAAATAGTTTTGATGTAGCATTTGTGTTAGATGTTGCATTAGTGCTAAATGGATTTTTGTTTAACAAATTGTATCCAAGAGATTCATTTGTTAGTAATAATTCTGCAGATCTTGTAATATCAAACTCTGCTCTGTATAGAGTGAACTTAAGATCTTCAAAAATATCTTCGGTCCAGTTTTCGGTATTTTGTGATCTATAAACAGAACCAAGAGATGGTTGTGTTGTGATAACTGTGCTGGTAGCAACATCAGTCTCACCTAGTCTAGATACCCACATCTCATAATCAACAGAATCTGTTTCAACAACTAAGGCATACTCGGTATCATTCTGCAAATATACAGGATGATCGAATTCAAAATGTGTTGGAGTAGTGGAGTTTGTAACCCCTTCATAATCGACTGCAATACCCATTCTAACTGCTGGAGAATCAATCTCTATGTTAGTTTCAAGAACACATCCTCCAGCGCCATTACCGATGCCTCTTACGACCACTGATGGTGCTTCTGTATATCCAAATCCATTTAGAGAAATTTCAGCATTATATATTTTTCCACCAGAGACTTCAACTCTAGCGGTTGCAACAGAACCCCCAGGCAATTGTGGGCTTTCTACTGTAATAATTGCACTGTCGTAATTAGTTCCAGGATCTATAATTTTAATAGATGAAACTTTACCACTGTCTTTGGAAATTGTTAGTAGTGAATTTGTTCCTTCGGTATTATTTGCTATAGTAACAGAAGGAACAATCAGTTGCTCGTTTGCTTTAAATGATCTTCCATTATTGTTACTTAATGCAAGAGTATATACTTGTTCATTTGTTAGCAAAAATCTACCAGAAGAAGATGCAATCAATTCTGTGCCGTTCTTATCGTAAATAGTTTCAATTGGACCTGTGGCAGCAGATGTTGATCCAGTTATGATTTCTCCCTTGGTAACGTATACATTTCCATTCGTGTAAAACTTAATGAATGAATATGGAGATAGAATTTTTTCTGTTCCTGGAATAACATTCTTTGCTGGTTTATCCGAATCTACATTAGTTAGATATGCTTTGAGTGGAATTTTATTACTCTTTTTACTGAAGAAGAGATCTACTCCAGTAGTAAATACTCCACCTTCATAGTTTTCAACTTTAAATGTTTGAGCTAGTGGATTCGGTCTGATTGGATTATCAGTGTTGTTATTTACAAACTGAACGCCTTCATTTGCTTTAAAGAATGATGGTTTTGTGGAGATAATGCTGGAAGGATTTTCTGGTAAAATACCGGTGGCATAATACTTAACTTCTGCATATGTATCTACTGTTGCTTTGTTAGCATCGGTAGAACTAGATGTGAATCTAAATGTCTTAACTCCAGTAGAAACTCTTAGTTCTTCTGCTGTAGAATCATAATCTACGGTAACAACATCGCCACTCCAAGTTGCATTTTCTCTAGGAGCAGCACCTGCAGGTAGTAAAATTAATCCACTAGCATTACCATTTGCATCAGTTTGGACTGTTCCATTAAATGCTGAAAGTGAATTGCCAGCGACTCCAGTGAATCTCAAATCTGGATTGACCCAACGATTAATATTTCTTCCTTCTAAGAAGATTGAAATTGTAGTATTTGGTTTTAACCTTCTTACAACAAACTTAATTGGTACACTTCTAGCAAAGAATTGTAGAGAAGAAGAAACTGTATTGCCTCTTACAGTTTTTGTTTGTATACCTTTACCAACTTCATTATTCTTGGGACTAATATTAGACGAACTTGCAACAGATGCTAAACTAATAGACTTCTGTGCGTCTAACGTATTATTTTCTCCAAGAGAATTGATAGATGTAAATGCAGGTGAAGATCCAACCCAGTTAACAATAAACGAATTATGCAAACTAGAGAAACTTTCTTTTACATCTACTTTAGATAAGAAAATTTTGTATAGATCGGTATTTGTATCAACAACTAGTGGTGCAGAAGATTGGTCGTACCACTGATCGATACTTGGACTAATGTCAGCATCTCCAACATATTGAAGAACAACGAAAGGATTTGGATTTAAAGTCTTAGAAGCAAATGAATTTCCAAGAAGACTTAGATTTGTAAATGGTAGAGTTACAATGTCTCCAGATTTTTTATATCCAGATACAACTCTCTGGTCTTCTCTAGTATTGTATTCTTTCAGAATTAAAGAATCTTCTTTTGATTGAGGACGTAAAACTGATTGCTGGGAATCAATAGAACATTGATAATCCAATGATTGGAGATTACCTGATCTATGAGATTCAAAGTTATCTACTAAGAAACCTGACTTAAATCTATCAAATCCGATTTCATCTTTGATTTGCATGTTGAGAGCTTGCTGCTCTAGAATGCTGAGTGTGGTATAATACTCAAGACGTTCGATACGTTTTTCTAATTTACCGATGTCACGCATCGTATAACGACTGTTATCGATAGGTGTAATTCTTACATCTTTACTGTTCTGAGTGTATGCTGGAATATACGCATAGAATAGAACAATTGCATCATCGACCGGATCTGGTTTTGATGGATTTAACGAAGAGTTTCCTTCTTTAATAATAAATTGTCCTTTCTGATTCAAGAACACTCCATCAATTCTATCAAGGTATTGTACTTGACTGAATGATATTGTATATGGAAGTGTCAAATCTGGAGCAGGAGTGGATGCAATAATAGATCCTGAACTTGCAAATGGTCCAATAGTAGTGGAAAGAGATGCCTTGTCTTGGAAACCACTAATAGTAGCAGTCGAATCTACTTTTGGTCTGAAGTCTAGAACATTCTTTAAATTGACAATACCTAGAACAGAAGAGTTGAATGAAGGGATCTCTTCTTCAATTACTCCTGCTTCATGAGTATAACTATCGACCGTGCAGAAATCACCTGCAGAATGATCGAAATAATCAAATGCAATTACTAATTGTCCTGCTGTCTGCTCGACTCCAGGTTTTAATACAATTCTAGAAACATCATAGATTGTATCTCTTTGACCGTTATCAAACGTAAATCTATCAGTAACATCTGAACCAGAAACAAGATTTCCTGCAGCGTCTACTGATGGTGGTTGTGTAGCACTACCTTCATAAACGTATCTAAGTCTATAGACATCTGAATAAGAGAGAGTCTCTACAACTTCACTATCATAGTCAGTTCCTCTGAAAGGAATAACTCTATCACCAGAAGATGTAACTACAATCCTCTTATTTTCAATAGATGTCTTAAGTCTTGGTTTTGCATTTACAACTTCTACTGTTGCTGTTAACTTCAGTTTTGGATATGTACCATTAATAGCAATATCACCAAAATATGTTGATGCTAAAGTTAAACTAATAGCACCAGAAGATAGTCCACTAGCAGTGTCTGTAGAAGAAGTGATAACTACGCTATCTGGGTCTACATAAACAATGTCTCCAGTATGTACGTTAGGAGCATCGCCTGGATCTAGTACAGTAATAACATAATTTTCTTCAGTAAATGGAGCAAATCTTTGTGTTCCAAAATCTAATTGCGCTGCGAATGTAATAATACCACCACCAGAAGATGCTGTAGTAACAAAATCTCTTCTGAAGAAATAGTTAATATTTGATTGATCTGCAGACGCAACAATTTTTTTGATTTGATTGCTTCCTGTTGGGAATAAGAGAGTTCCTTTTCCTGAGTTGTCTACTCTTGGACGCAATCTAACGATACTAGCATTAACAACATCACCAGGGAGAATGTTGTCTAAGTAAACTCTGGATTTCAATGAACCAGAATTTTCTGTAGCATACTTAACTACAGCACGTACTAAATTATTATCTACATCAGCAAACTGAACGATATCTCCTTGCTGTAACAAAGCACTAGCATCTGCACTAAAACTGGTTGATTCAATGAAGTTGTAACCTTTTGCTCCAAAGAAAGTAAAGTCTGTGACTGGTCGAATCTCTGCAAACTTTTGATCGTTAGTTACAAGATCTGCAGTAAACACATTAGCGTTACCAGATCCATATTCTGCTGCCACAGATTTAACATTTTGGGGAGTATATGTCGTTACAGCATTTCTAGTTAGAACGGGAAGAACTACTGCTCCTTGAGCTGGATCTGCCGAACCATCCGGTTGCCTTATAGTAACAGCTGGAGGTTGAGAATAAATCGTAGACAATGCTACTTTATTATTAATAGTTGCAGAATAGAATGACCCATTCGTCAATCTTTCTAATTGAACTACTGATGAGTCATATTCAACACCATTAATTAAAACATTGGATCCATCTGCATATGCCAATCCTCTATTTGTGATAATAAAGTGGGAAATGGTATTATCAGTTGCAATTTTAGCAGTGTTATCTTCCTCGTCTCTAATAGTTTCTCCAGATAAAAATCTTCCCGATAACGTTTTAATGAATAAAAGTTTACCTATAGAATATACTCCAGATGGACCACCTTCAATAACACCATACGCTCCACTCTTTAATCCAAATACATATTTTCCAGTTTGAAAAGTTCCAGATTCTGGACGATTGTCTAACAAGATTTTGGTAAAAAATTCTGGATCAAAATACGATAATCCAAATACAGCATTGTATACAGAGTCACCAGATGGTGATTTGCCTTGTGATAGGATAATATCAGTATCAGAATTAAATCCAGACCCCCTTTGCTTAAGTGCATAGTTGCTTGGTTTTACTCTACCAATTAATGGTGTAAGAGTTTCGGAATAATCTACAATAAAACCGATACCATTTTGATCTACCGCTGCATCAGAACTGTCATAGAATAATTTTCTGAGGTAGTTAACATCTCCTCTATCATACTCAAGCAGCAATAACTCAATGTCGTCTTTTTTTCCAAGTACAGTTAATTCTAGGAATTTAAACGCATCGTTTGAATTTAATAATGGTTTGTTGACCTTTGCATATGCAAGGGATTTTAATGTTCCAACAGAAGTTGCATTACCCGCATTATCTCTAGTTTTTACAAAATAAATGTCACCCAAATAACTTTCAAACGTTCCATCTGTAATTGATGATATAGGTTTTGTTGTACTAGTTACTTTAATAACAATTGTCTTAATGGCATCATCAGAGGAAAAAGTTTTTCCTCTACGCGGTAAAGTTTGGCGATGATCTGCCGCACTTTCTGTATTAGATAATCCTACAGAACCATCATTGTAGGTAGAATATAAGTGAATATAAGGATATGCAGTTAAATCTCCACCTTCTTTATTTAAAGGAACGCTACCATAAGTATTAACTACATTGAAAGTAGGTAATGCAGTTGCTTTTAATCTAACATTATCACTGGTTAAACTTTCTCTTGCTTTATTAATTTCTAGATATTTTGTCTCTTTATTGACAATTTCATATCCTCTAATATATGCTTTTCCTGGACCAACACTGGCAAGCATTTTTCTGGATGCTTCTGTTTCAGTAAGTCCGTTATATAATCCAAACGAATCTTCTGCATACAATCCACCATTTCTATCTTTCTGTGCGTACTCTCTTACATCAATAGAAAAATTATCTACAACATAATCTCCACTCTCATCAAATGTTCTGCGAGCTAGAGTTTGTTCTATGAGGTTGTAATCTGCTGGTACAACTTTTCTTTGTACTGCACCTTTACGGGTGGTGAGTAATTGAATAAAATTCTTGTCGGTTGCTTCATCGATAGCATACTCAACTATCTTGAGACTAATTTTTAGTCTATGCGCTCCAGGTGCAGTATAATTAGGAGATCCAATTGCATTGTCATACAAACTTGCATCGATCTCTGGAGATATAATTTCTTCGTCAATTGTAAATCCAACTTTTGCAGATGGTTGATCGTAGTACTCATCAATAACAAGTAGTTGAGCGTCGTTTCTTACAAAATATCCATTGACAAAATAAATGCCTTCTTCTACTTTAACTGCAGATCCATATCCCATTGCAGGACTTACTAAAGAAGTTACTTCTCCAGTATCTGGATTTGTGATTGGAATACTTGTGGGTAAAACACTTCCGTCAGTACCAACAAATAAGAGTGGAGTATTAACACCATCAATTACTTCTAATGTTTCTCCTTGTCGGAATGTAGTTTCTGAATTCGAGTCACCACTATTTAAGTAGTTGACAAAAAGAGTGTCTGCAGAAATTTCTGTTGCCAGTTTTGTATCAATAACTGTAGCAATGACACCAGAGTTTAAACCCTTTAATTGGAGACCAACTAGTTGGGAAATATCGTATTTTTTAT